AATTTTTAATTTTTAAATTGTTATTTTTGTTTAATTTTAAATTTGAAATCATTAGAATTTTCACCAAGCACTCTTACCTTAACACCTCCACTTTCAACTGCATTTGAATGTTGTTGGCGTGGATCCATGTTAATATTTTTAGCTTTAGCTACACTTTGTTTTAAAGCGTCAGCCTTACCTTGTTCGTAAAAATGACTAGCAATTTTATCAGCATTCATAGCCGTAAATATTGACTTGTGATAACCCTTAGCGTCTTCCATTTCATTATTTTTATTCAAAAACTTTTTGACAAAATTATTAATGTCGCTTTGTGTATCTTTCACCGCATCGGAATTTTTAACGTTATATCTAAATTTTTTATCTCCAACTTCGTATTCAAAACCTTTGAATTTATCATTGAATAATTTATTAGTTTTATTTAAAAACGTACGTTGTTGTTTTTCCGCTGATTTTTGCTGCTCTTTTGATTCCTTGTTGTACCTATTGAAGAAATCAATTGCTTTCTGTTGCTCACCCGTGAGCTTTGAACCATATTTGATATCTTCATAATATTTAGACTTCGCACTGTCCAAGTGTTGCCTTGCTTGAGCAACTTGCTCCTTCATGGCTAATTTCTTTCTTTTAACATCTATCTCTTCATCTATTTCTTCATCATAAGAAAAATAATCTTCCATCATGAAATTTATTTCTTCTGAATTTAAATGAGGTTTTGTTTGTTTGTAATATTCTTGAAGTAACGTTTGGTTATCCATTTCAGAATAATTTTGATTTAGTTTTATATAATCTTCTAAATCACCTCCAGTTTCATCCATAAATTGCATTAATTTTTGGATTTTTTCAGGAACTTCTTTTCCAGTAGCTTCAGCTTCTACAATAGCTTCCTCTACTTGTTCTGCTAACTCTTCTGCTTCTTCTGTTATTTCTTCTACAATTGGGGTTTCTTGTGTTTCTGCTTCCTGTTGTACTTCTTCTTGTTCTTGTATGGTTGTGGCATCTTCAGTGATTTCAACCACTCCTCCATCGTCAACGTTACTGCCTGTAGTTTCTTCTTTGGTTTCATTTGTTTCTTCTGGTTTTTTACTTAAATCTACTTTAACAATATTGTCATCTTTAGTCTTTTTTAAATTAACTTTAGTTGTATTGTCTTTTTTTTCTTGAACAACTTCTTTTGTTGCTTTTTCTTTTTTTGTTTTTGCCATAATAAAATATTATATAATTAATAAAATTGTTACCTAGGTCCGAACATAGACATGTCACCAATATTTTGTCCACCTAGTACATCATTGCCAGATGATTCAAATTGTTTAGCTGGTTGGTTACCTTTTCTTTGCTCTATAAGTTCAGACTGTTGACTAGCTTGTATTCTAGTTCTCTCATCTTTACGATCTTCTTTTTCTTTTTCTTTTTGTATGTTATTTTGCACCTCCATGTTTTTCAACTGTATATTGTATTGAAACTCTAACTCCATTAACTGCGCTTTTATTTGAGCCTCTTGTTGAAGTTTTTGAGCTTCCATTTGCGCTTTCATCTGTTCTAGTTGAGCCTCTGATTGTGCTAATGCTTGTTGTTTTTGAACTTCCATTTGTGCAGCAGCTTGTTGTTGTTGCATATTAGCCTCAGCTTGCGCTTGCATATTTTGTTGAGCTATCATTTGATCTTGCTCTGCTTTTTTCTTTCTACGTATTTTTAAAACTTGATTAGCTAATTTGACGTTGTTTATTTGTCTAACGTCTATCGCATCTTCTAAGTTGATACCTTGTTGTTGCAATGACATTTGAATATTATTTTCAAGCATCATCTTTTCCTCTTCATCTGGGGCTAATTCTAAGAATATTCCAAAATCATATAAATGTAACTCTGACATCTCTTCTAATGTTGCGGCATTATGCACACCAATAGCTTGTATAAAAGCGTCTTTTGTTGGAGAGTATTCTATAATATCTGATATTCTAAGTGATAAACACTCTGCTACTTCAGCTGTTAAAAACAATCCTGCGTTTAATATATGTCTTGTAGCTGTATTGGAATTTGCCGCGGCCATTTTTTGAACACCAACCAAAGCTCTTTCGTCTGGAGTAGTAGCATCTCTAGCCTCGTTTAGTCCAGTCACATCTCTTATCATTTGTAAATAATAGTTATAATTACCAATAAGAGCTTGCATTTTATTACCACCGCTACCGCTAGTTATTTCTTGGATTGGCACTTTACCTGGGTTCATATCACCATCTTGGGTAAGTGATCTACCTATAACACTACCAGTTTGAAAAAACATATTTAAAGCCTCCTGTGGGTTATAATTAGTTCCATTACCTAAATCAACTTCAGCCAAACCGTCAGCATCAAGATAAACACCATCTGGAACCATTCTGGACATCACTTGCTGTAGTTTAAGATGTGTAAGCTGTATCATATCAGCAAAACCTGTTATACGTTTAACTAAAGAATCTATTTTACCTTTATACATACGTGGAGCCACTATATTATAATTCATTTTAACTTTTGTAAAATCACTCTTAGGTCTCATCATGTTTTTAGCCATTTCCCACTTAAGTAATTTACTCGTGCCAACTACCATAGCGCCTTCATAAAGACACTCTATGGATCTATGTAATCTTTGATATTCTCCTTCTTTGTCAGTTGGTGGGTTAAACGTATCATCTTTTTCTATAGCTTTAGTCGCTCCAGAAGCAGTTTCTTTCATTTTATAAACTTCATTCATATAGCTCTTGAAGTTAAAATACAATATTTGAATTGAGTTATTATCTATCTCTCTTGCTTTGTTTCCACCATGATAATAATTATCAGTATGTGTAGATTTTGATTTTATTATTTCTTCTAAATCACTTTGTTCTAAATGAGGGAATTGTTTTACTAACTCATTAATATGTATAGTTTTTACTTCGCCAACATAATATATATCTTCAAAATAAGGTGATTCTGAATATGAATATATTAAATCAGCAGGATCAACATAATCTATAGTTACACCTTCAGAAGTATTAAATCCAGTTTTTACAGCCCCAATCCCCAATACTGTTAAATCTCTATAAAATCTCTTTTTAATTAAATCGTAATTATTTCCATTCATTAACACGGCTAAAGCTTGCTCTTCTGCTATTTCTATAGACTGCTTATAAGTTAACTGCATGTGTAACTCTAATTCTTCTTGTGATTCTGGTAATGTTGTAGGGTCGTTTTCATACAAGTTAACACCGAACGCCTCTTGTGCAAAATCATTCATTTCTTGTGTTTGCATATCACCAAGTATAGACTCCATATACGCTGTTCTTTTTTCGACACCATAAGGATCTTGTGAGTATGCTTTTATATCATACATTCTTTCTGCAATACCATTTACTACTATATCTACAAACTTAGGTATGATTGGAACAGGCGTCCAATCAAGATTTAAGTAGCTTAAGTCACCATTTATAGATAACTCATCTTTATATTTTTGAATTGATTGTTCTCCACTAGCGTATAATCTTAAATTGTGGAAGTTGTTTTGATTAGTAGTGTATCTATTGTAACCACGGTCTTTATTGAACCATTCAGTTTCAATAGCTTTAGCTACTTTTAGTCCATAGTCGTGACTAAGTTTTTCAGCATCGCTTACGACTTGACTAGGAAAGTAATTATTTATAACAGACTCTGCCATACTTTATTTTATTATTTTAGATGTGCTTCCAGTATTTCTATACTTCGCAATGTTTATGTTTAATTTCTGTTTCTCTATCTTCGCATTTGGAGCATACAAGTGTCTATTACAAGCCATTATAGCTAAACCAGAACTTATAGAAGCATCGAATTTTGTTCTCTTTGTTATGTCAAATCTACTCCAGTCATTTAAAGTTTCATTAAAATATATGTTACCATAATTTCCGTCTCCTAAATGACCAACATGACTTTGTATATACATCTCAATAGCAGCGGCATGTGCTTGTTTAATATCTTCACTTGAATTTGGTATTCCTCCAATTTCTTTTTCTGCTATAGATAACTTGTTCCAAGTTCTATCTGGTCTATTCATAGAATAACCTCTATAGCCCCTTCTTCTTAAATAGTACAATAATCTAGGCTTGTTATTCTCACAAAGAAGTGGCATACCATAAAACACTAATGCCATTAATACATCTTCAAAGAATATATCAGCGGTTGGAGGTCTAGATATATATTCTAAAAACATATGGTTAGGAGGACAATCCTCCATACTAAACTTCGTTAAACCGTGTAAAGCTCCTTTAGAGCCCTTACCATCTACTGTACCTGATATATCATAACTATCACAACCAAACGCTCCCATGTGTTCGTTAGCTGGATATTTAATACCATTTTTTAATATTATTTTATTTTGTAAGTGTTGTGATGGAAACCAACTTACTTTAAATCTTCCTTTTGGATCTGGATAAAATATAACCTGCGTGTCTTTCACTCCATTAACCCATTGGAAATTTCCAATTGATAACACTGATAGATTTCCTACACCTTCATTATAATCTATCTGTTCGTATATCTTAACTAAATTAAAAATACTATTCTTAGCCTCGTCTCTAAAAGCGTGTTCAGTAGTTCTTGGAAATTGTCTATAAAACTCATTTAAAGCATCATGATCTTGTTTTAATCCTTCAGCTTCATTATTCCAATGTTCAATAATTCCATAATCTATCAGTTCACCATCTGGTCCGAACACATCATTATCCGGATTATTGAAGACTGGATATCCGTGTTCATCAATAAATCCTTCGTAGTTCCATTCCATTGGGATAAATAGAGAATATAAACCAGATTTTGTTTGTCCATTACGATTTCGTGAGGTAACATCTGAAGCATCATATAACTTTTTAAAATTATCTCCTCCTTTATCCAACGCGTTACTTGTTGATCCCATCATACATTTACCAACTATTCTACTACCTAGTCGTAAACATGTTTTTGTAACTCGCCAATTGTTTAATATATTATCAGGTCTCTCCCATTTACCACTTTCATCATGAACTAATAAATTTAGTTTTTCCCCATCATAACTATTATCGCCTGTATTCTTCCAGTCTATAGTTGTATCTAATCCTTTAATATCTTCGAGTTGTTCATTCGCTGTAATCTTCTTTCTCGTAAACTTACTAGCAGGTACTCTGTAAGCAAGTTCGGATTTTGGCCGATCC